GACGCCCTAACCCCTTTATGAGCAAGAGCTACATTATTCGCTATACGTCAATGTGGCTACAGTTGCGGGGTTCGGCCGCGTGGCTACTCGTTCCCGATGGAACAGGCGAGTTAGCTCAAATT